GGTCGTGCCGCAGGCGACGGACCTGCGGACCGGGGGATTCCTGCAACTGCCGGTCGTCCAGAACCAGGTCGGTGACCAGCGGGTCATGCCGGACGTGCCGCCGACGATCTTGGACAAGGGCATGGATTTCCTGCGCGGTGTGACGGGCTTTGGCAACCAGGGGCCGGCGGGCCAGACGTGGACGAATGCGGGCGCGTTATTATCGGCGGCGATGCCGTTTGCTGGGGTGCTGCGGGAGGCCGAGGCGGGACCGGGGCTGTATTCCCGGGTCGAGAAGGCGCTGACGCAGATCCCCGAGCAGGGCGCGCACCCGAACAAGATCCTGTCGGTGCTGAAATCGACGGCGAGTCCCGAGGAAGTGGCGTATCGGCAGGTGCCCGAGTTTCTGGCGGGGAAGACGAAGGTGACGCGCGCGGAGCTCCAGGCGCATCTGGCCGAGCATCCGGCGCCGGTGCCGACCGTGATCACGCGGGGCGGCCCGCCTGCGACGATGGATCCGCGGCAAGCGATGGCGGCGCGGGTGGACGCCGCGCGTCAGGCCGCGTTTGGGGACCATCGGGACTGGTTGGGCGTGTCGCAGACGGACCGGGCCAACGCGCAATGGTGGGCGACGGAGGCGGCGGCCGGTGATACGCGCGCGTTACGGAAACTGCGCGAGATGCCGGTGGACGAGGACCATCTGGCGCGGCTGCTGGCGTTTGGGCGGCTGCGGAACGAGGAATACGGGATGGGCACGGCGTATGCGGCGGCGAATCCGGGCACGAAATATCAGGGCTATCAAGTGCCGGGCGGGGAGGCCTACCGCGAGACGCTGCTGACGTTGCCGCAGCAGAAAATCGAGCAACTCATCGCGGAACAGATGCATGTTGGCGAGCAGATGCGAGCGACCGGCACGACCCCGGCCCTCGTCGACCGTTACAACCAGCTTCAGGCGCAGATCAACGCAACCCCGGCGCCCTATCAGTCCTCCCATTTTGACGAGCCGAACATCGTCGTGCATACGCGCAGCCATGAGCGGACGCTGCCGACCGGCGAGCGCGGCCGGTTTGTCGAGGAAGTGCAGAGCGATTGGCACCAGAAGGGCAAGAAGGCAGGCTATCGGGCCACGGACGCCGAGGCGCAGGCGATGAAGGCGCGTATCGATGCTATCGACGCCGAAAAGACCCAATTGGCGCACCAGCGCGATCCGCGCACCAACAAGATGCTGGACGAGCCACGCTGGCATGAACTATCGCGGGAGCGGGAGACGCTCTACGACCGTTACAACCGCACCGTCAACGACGCCGTGCCCGATGCGCCGTTCAAGGAGAGCTGGCCGGAGCTCGGCCTGAAGCAGCAACTGCTGGAGGCCGCGCAGGACCCGGAGACGCAGTGGCTCGGCTTTACCGACGCACAAACCCAGATCGACCGCTACGACCTCAGCAAGCAAGTGCGTCAGATCGACTATCGACGTCGGTCGGATGGGCGATTTGATCTGGGCCTCGTGGGGCTCGACGGGGAGCCGGTTGAGTTGCCGAAGGCGACCTACAGCGCGGACGAATTGGCGGGCACGTTGGGGACCGAGGTGGCCGAGAAGATCGTCGCCGGACACGGGCAACCCGGGGGCGGGCGGATGACGCTCTCCGGCGAGGATCTCAAGGTCGGCGGCAAGGGGATGCGGTATTTCTACGACAACCTGCTGCCCGAGCGGCTGCAGAAGATGGTGAAGCCGTTCGGCGGCACCGTGGAACGCGCCCCGCTGACGGGGGGCACGCAGGGCTGGATCGTGCGGCTGTCGCCAGAGATGAAGGCCAAGATCCTGAAGGGCGGACTGCCGCTGATGGCGCTGGCTCCGGTCGCGCTTGCGGTCAGTCACGAGCAGACCCCGCCGCCGAAAGCGCCGCCGCTGGCGGTCAGTCACCCGCAGGTGGCGGCGACCTACCCGCGGTTCACTGAGACGCTGGACCGGACGCGGACCCGTTAGGCCCGCGCAGGGCGCGCACCTCGACGGCCAGGTCCATGACGAGATGCTCGAGCCGTCCGACGGTCTCGCGCAGATCTTCGTGCTCGTCGCGTGCGCTCATCACTGCGGTCAGGGCGTCGGTGAGATGCTGGCCGGCGTGCTGCTGGGCCTCGCCTGCCTGCACCAACGCCTCATGCGCGGTCACCAGAAAGCCGTTCGCGGCTTGCAGGTCTTGTGTGGCTTTCAGCATCGCATCGAAGACGGGGCGATAGGCGTCCATCTTCCTCAGTTTACCGCCAGGGAAGTGGGCGCACAATGGCCCATGCTGTGCCGGTCCTGTCCGACGCCGCTCGCCTTCCTCGATGAGGACCGGCGCGGCTCGTGCGGCGTCTGCTACGCGCAGGCCGTCGCGCGGTGGCGCACGCTGATCATGACCGGCGCCTGTTCGACGTCCTGGTCGGACATCCCGCAGCGCGCGCGCGACATTCTGCTCGAACATGGAAAGAAGCGGGTCCCATGAACAGCGACCGGATGCAGACGCTGGTGCACGCGCTCCAGGCGGAGATTGGCGCCACGGTCGAGGGGAACGGGTCGATCACGCTGCATTTTCAGGCGGGGCGGGTGCAGGCGGTGGATGTTCTGGTGCACGCGCGCGTGCCCTCTTCCGTCGTTGACAAGCGAGACCGCGTGTATCAGACTGTCCGGTAATTTTCGCGCGTAACTGAATATCGACCCGGTCCCGACTGTTATCCAACAAGGGCCGCCGTGCTGCTTCACCGCAGCCGGCGGCCCTTTTTTTTTGCCCCGGAGTGTCGCGTTGAACGAAGGCCAGACGCCGGCCGCCCCTGACACGACGCCGCTGGTCGCCCCGGTGAAAACCGCGGCCGACGCCGCGGTCGCCAGTGGGGACCAGGCCGCGTTCAAAGAGGCCCGACGCGCCGAAAAGACCTCCGGCTCTCCCGCTCCAGCGCCAAAAGCCGACTCGCGCTCGGCCCAACCTGTGGAACAGGTCCCCTCGACGGAGGGGTCATCGCAGGATGCCTCGGAAGCGTCCGACCCCACGTCACCCCGACGCGGCAACGCCAAAACGCGGCTCGTGGAAGTGGACAGCGAGATCGCCACGCTCCGGACCAAATTGGCCGAGCGGGACGCCCTTCTTGCCAGGTCCCGCGCGCCGACGCCCGACGCGACGCCGGCCCCAACGCCGGCCCCCTCGGCTGACAGCCAGCTGCCGGCGGAGGTGCAGTCCTACGGCGCCTATCTCGATGCGCACCCTGGTGCGCCGCTCGAGGAATTTTTCGATGCGCGCAGCGATGCGCGTCAGGCGCTGAAAGAGTCGCAACGGGAACAGCAAACCCGCGCGCGGGCGAAGACCGAGGCCGAACAGCAACGGGTCACCGAGTTTTCGTCGCGTGTCAACGCACGCGCCGAGTCAGACCCCGCGTTTGTCGAGTCGGTCGCTCCGGCCGTCTTACTGCTCCGGCCCATGAGCGCGCTCCCGCCGGGGACGCGTCCGGGTCCGGAACAAGTGATTGCCGAGGAGATCCTCTCGAGCCCGGTCGCCCCGCAGGTGATGGTGGCCTTGTCGAAACCGGAGGAGCTCGCGCGCCTGATGGCGATGCGCACGCCCGCGGCGATCATCAACGCGATTGCCAAGATCGAAGCGCGCTACGAAGACGGCGAGCCTCCTCCCGCTTACAAACACACCAACACTCCGGCTCCCGTCACCACGCTTGGCAAACGTCCCGCGGATCATCTCGCGCCCCTCGAGGCCGCGATTCGTGATGGGGACATGTCCGCCTACAAGGCGGCGCGCCAGGCGGAGCGTGCGGCGAAATACGGCCGGCGATAAGGGTCGCCCATGAGTCCGAACACCTTCGAATATGCCAGCTGGCTGTCGATGACGTGTCTCGACTTGCTCGAGAGCAAGCGGAACGTCTCGCAGTATTTCAACACCGAGTATTCCAAAGATTTCAAGCTGAAATTCCCGGTCGGGGATTCGATCAACGTCCCCTACCCCCAACAGTTCACGATTCGCAACGGCCTGCCGTATCAGCCCCAGCCGATCAACCGCCGGCATGCGACGGTGAACGTGTTCGATCCCTTCGGGATCGATTTCGATTGGGACAGCGCCGAGGCCGCATTGAAAGCGCCCCGGGGCAAGGACAAAGTCGAGAAAGAAATCCTCGACCCCGCCATGTCCTACATCGCGCAGGAAATCGACAGCCGCTGCGCGCAGTTTGCGTATCAGCATGCGGCGAGTGTGGTCGGCACGCTCGGCACCGACCCGACGTCGTTCGATAGCAGCAGCGCGGCGGCGCGGCAGAAGATGCAGGAGCTCGCGTGCCCGCCGACTGGCGAGCGCGGCATTCTGGTCCCGCCTGTCGTGATGCGGTCGCTGAAGAACGCGAGCATCAGCTATTTCAATCCCGTCACCGACATCTCGAAACAGTTCCGCACCGGCATTGTCGGCAGCGGCGACGGGTTCGAGTGGTATGAGTCGATGTCGCTCTACCGGCACACCGCCGGCACCTGGGCGGCGGCGGTCACGGTCACGACCGCCCCGACCGATGGCGCGACGACGCTCGTCGTCACCTGCACGAACGGCGACACCTTCAACCCTGGCGACAAGTTCTCGATCAACAACGTGCTGCCGACCAACAACATGACGCGGCGCACGTTCGGCGTCGGCGCGAAGACGTTTTCGGTC